GAAGTTTCAAATAGCATACCGATACGGGATTAAACCCGAAAGGTGCGGTAAGGGTGCTGTGAAGTGCACTATCTCCTTGTCCAATAGCACGGGCTGCAATAATCTGTTCTTTTTTGGCTACTCCAAAGAATTTCTTCATACCTACTTTAAAATTCAAATTTGGTGAACGTCTCGAATTACTAATTCCACGAGTGTCATTACCTAGTTCAATGTACTTATGAGTAGAACCAGGCATATTAAGTTCACGTAGTGTAGCAACAGTATACTGGTCACTTGCTGAATCATCATCTACATACCCAAATAGGGTTGTATCCACATGATCAGTGTTAGAATATAGTGGTTCCACTTTAGCCGTTGCACCTATAACACAGTACTTATTATAAATAGCGTTCCATTGGTCATGTCCACGTGGTTGGTGACCCGCTGAAGTCAAATCAGGGTCAAAAATAGAGTTTAATCTAAACTTGTATGGCGCACTACCTGCTACAATATTGGGAATATCTACTTCATCGCAATACGTCAATTCTACCAATTGCGTCTTCGGAAACATCTTCACAGCGCGAGAACGGCGCATGGACTTCTTCCGTTTGAATGCATTCCTCGTCATGCCACGGGTACGTCGTCGACGTTTAATTTTTCGAGTGTAACTCGATGCGTAATTACGTTTGCGTCCGCTGGGCATGATGAATATAAGAATGATTCATATAAAAAAACCGTCCTCCTTATATAGTCCGATTTTTTCGTTAGTTGTTTTTGGCGCTTCGCTGTCAATCAGGAAAAACAACTATAATATTTCTGGCGACTTTGGCGACTTTTCCCTAACATTTTGATTTATTAGTGAGTACGTCTTATATAGTAAATGTGGCTTCGTATTAATACTATATAGCTTCCACCTATCCATTGACATCATATTCATAGGTGGGTATTCGTTACTTATAACAAATACATGTGGAGGTTGCATCATAAGCTCTTGGTACTTGCCGTACATCGCTGACGATACCCATCCATTCTTAATCTCCTCTAATGCCGAGATTAGATCTTTCATAGACTCCGTGTTACCGGTAGTCCGTGGTAAATCTACTACGTAGCATCTGTGTGCTCCCTGACTAAAGACATTTGTCTTAATCTGAGTGGCGTTCCCTAGTGGGACACGTTTGGCTAATTTCTTATAGCATAGGTATTTAAGTAGTTTGCTCTTCCCGACGTTTCCGCCGAGATCACAAATCCAATGAATGGTTCTATCATCTGGTTCTTTTTTAATGATATCCATGACTGATTGCTGCCATGGTCGTGGATTTGACATGCATGCCAAATCTTGACCCATATATATGGGGTGATCCGCCCAGGGTCCCTCTACCCTGGTCTCCTCTTTCATACAGTAAGACTGTAAAGCTAGTTTCCCTGCGTTGCTGGCTGGTTTACACGTGACTCCGTTGAGTCCAAGTGCGTTGAGCATTCTGCCGAGTTTCTTGCCTGACGCAAGTTGTTTCTTGTACAAGTTGACGTATCCCTGAAGATGGATGTTTCCGGTACTTGGGCATTTCTCGTACTGGTAAACGTAGCGTTTAGCCAGCTTCTCAAAAGCCTTGTGCGCAATGGGCTGGGTGTCAGGATTAGCAAACCAAGTAATAGAAAATATCCATACGGAAGATTTTGGAGTTGACATAGTGACATGTGGTTTTATATAAAATATATCGTTCCTTATATAGTCATCCTTTTTTTTGTAATTGTGTTAGGCGTGCCACTCGCTTCGCTCGCGCTCCATATACCACTGCTCCGCCGTGCGCCGCTGCGCGGCTTGGTTCGTTTGTTATTTTTTAACTGGAGCCAATCTCTTTAGGGTCGTGTACGACAACCATATACTTAATGGTAACTCGAGCTTTAATCGTCTGTGTTGATGTCTGCCTGCCTTCGCAATGAAGTTTCAAATAGCATACCGATACGGGATTAAACCCGAAAGGTGCGGTAAGGGTGCTGTGAAGTGCACTATCTCCTTGTCCAATAGCACGGGCTGCAATAATCTGTTCTTTTTTGGCTACTC